ACTGCAGGAGAAGTTACTAAGAAGTTAGCACCACCACGTAATGTTTTTTGGTGAATCTTATTAGATACTTTTTGAAGTTTAGTACCTAAAGTTTGGAACCAACCACCTTGGGTGTTGTAGAATCCATCGCCAGCTGCAGTAGGAGCACCAGCACCAGACTGAGTAAATCCAGATCCGTTCCAGAAGTTGTTGTTTAATGCTGACCAATACTCAGTTGTAGGAGCCGCTGCAATCAACATATCAAGAATCTCGAGATCGATTTCCATTGATACATACTCAGACAACATTGAAGTTAATTCAGCTTCAGCGTCGATTGAGTGATATGCATTCAAGTCTTGAGCAAATTCAGGTGTCCATACAGCCTTCAACTTACGTGTTTTAGCAACGATTGGGTCTGATTGCATTTCAAGATTGATTTCTGGAATTTGAATATCAGTATTGTATCCATTAGCATAAGTTGTTCTATCTTCAAAATCACCTCTAGCAATATCACTAGGTTGTTTGTTATAGTTTAATTTAAAGTTAGATTGTGATATTGCTAATTGAATAGCAGTAGCTTGTGTAGTAGTTACAATAAATGATGCAGTAAAATTACTGTCAATTGTTGAAAATGCTTGAACTGGAACGATTTCAGTTGCCGATGATCCGGAAACAAATGTCCAAGAACGAACTGAATATAAATCAGCATCTGTAGGAACATTAACAGTTACTTTTTTGTAGCTTGATAATGATGCAGAATAAACGCTATCAAAATTAACTAGACCAGCATCAGTCAATGCACCAGCACCGGAACCAGTATTTGCAGTTATAGAAGAAGTTACTGCGTTGATTGAATATCCAAAACGACCAGCACCATAAAGACCACCAGCTGCATCTGAACCAGTTGTGGTAACACCGAACATTGAGTCTAATGCATTAGGATTTCCAAATGGATCACCTGTTCTGTTTAAGTTGTCATCATCAAATCCTGGTTGAGCTGTACCATATTTAAAGTCTAGGTAAAATACAAGACCTGATGGCAAGTTCATTGGTTGAACTGAAACGAATTCTTTAGCAGCAAATTCAGCAAAGATACGACGTACCAATGGAAGTGCTACACCAGCCCACTCTTCAGATCCTTGAGCAACACCAGTTTGTGAAGCTTCTTTTACTAATTGACGTGCTTGGTTTTCAAGCAATTGAGCCATTCCGGCTTTTTCAGTTTCGGTACGAAGGCCTTCTAAAAGTCCGGTTCGTTCCCATTTGTTTACGGTTGCAACCGCCGCAGATCTTTGTGAACGATCTGGACTTTGCAATAAATTAGAAATACTCATTTGTTTTCCTTTTTTTGTTTTTTTTTGTTTTACAATAATCCTGCTAATTTTTTCCATCTGTTAGCCATTTCAAAGCCTTCAGATAAAATTTGCGTTGTTTGTTTGCTTGGTGCAGTTGTTGTAGTAGCTTTTGATGCATACGATTCTTTAACTACACGCTTTTTGGTTGGACGCTTAAAGCTTTCAGCCAATGTTGCAAATACTAATTTTGCTTCGCGGGTGTTTGCGGCTCTATCAAAATTCTCAATCACTTTCATTTTTTGAGGTTCTGATAATTCAAAGTTACGGAACAATTTGTTTGTGTAAAGCAATTTAGCATTAAGAAGATTTACTTCGTTAATAACTGATTGAAGTTGTTTAACTGTTCGATAAGCTTCTTTTAATTCTTCATCTTTAGCTTCTAGTTCAGCTTCCATTTCTTCCATCATTGCCTCTTCATCAGATGCTGGTGCCTCTAATGAACTAGGATTGCCACCATCGACATCTTCTTCTCGTAGAATTGATTCAATAATTTCATCAATGTCACTCATTTCTGAGCCCATATCTTTCATTGTTGCATCTTCATCACTGTACTCATCTTCGAAATACATTCCTTCTTCAATGTCAGTTCCTAACATTTCATCCGAATCATCCATCATTGCATCTTCTTCTAACTCGCGAATAATTTCTGAAATGTCTAGATCTTCATGACCCATACCTTCATTGTATTCAGCTGTCATTTCTTCTTCAGATGCCGGTGCTTCTTCTTCTGGTGCCATTTCTTCACCACCTGCCATTCCAACTTGGAAATTATAATCTTTACCACCAACTGATGCTGCTAAAGAATCATCTGTCCAATTAAAATCACCACCCATCTCTGCTCCTGCTTCTGCGCCCATTTCTGCGCCCATTTCTGCTCCTGCTTCGATATTTGCTTCATCTTCTTCGTCCATTAATCCGGCGTCTAATTTTTCAGCAAACATTCTAGTAAGTCGAGGTGCAAATGCTTCTTGTAGAGCAATTTTTGCGTTAGCTAATGCAGTTTCTTTAACTGTTTTAGCATCTGCAATCGCTTGTTTTAACAAGTCCGATTTTGCCATTTTTTCTCCTTAAATTTGTTTTTTGGAAATAAGATTATTTGAAATCTTAATAGAATTTAACTAATTGTTTATAAACGCTATATAAAGAACGAATAGCGTATTCTACAATAAATATGACCATGTTTGAAAAAACAGTAAAAAAGTCCTAACATTTTTGCTAGGACTTAAAAATTTTCTTAATTTTTTAAAATTTGTTTTGCAAATCTTGCATTTGTTGTCGATACCGTGCTTTAGAAATAGCATTTCTTCGTTTTACACTAGGTTTAGTGAATGTTCGGTTATCTTTAACATATTCCAATGCGCCCGAATCTTTTACTTTGCGTTTCCAGGTTCTTAATGCAAATCCTAAATCTTGATTTACTACATTTACTGCCGTAGAATTGCCTGGTACAATTGTTTGGTGTTGTTTTTGTTTTTTGTTCATATATAACTAATTAAATTTTTTCTTGTGGTTTTTTTGCTGCCTGTTGTTTTACATTGAATCTAAAATGTTTCAACTCAGGTTTTTGAGCTAAATATCCTTGAAGCTTTTGTGATTCTAATGCAGGATCTTGTCCTAATCGAAAATAAAAATATCCAATCTTACCAGATGGCGATAATGTTTTTTTAACTACGGTAAATCCTTTTCGTTCTGCCCATTCTTGAATTTCTTGTGCTACTGATTGCGCATTTGCAGGATCGCGAAGTACATATTCAATGCCGCCTCGGTAATCAGTTAAGTTGTTAACCAATTGTGCTTCTTCTAATTCCGATTCACCTAACGTTGTACTCAAACCTTGCATTGCAGTACTCATTTCTTTGTACGCATCTTTTGCTTTGTTTAAATTTTCAATATCTTCATCGGAAAACTTTGGTAATGTAGATGGATTAGTCTGTTCTTTCAAACCGAAGAAATCGCGATATAATTTTTTAAATTTGCTCATCATGCACCTATATTATAATAATTTTTTTTATGTTATCCAAATTATCCAACATCAAAAAATCGATTCAAATGATTACCAATGTTTTCATAAGCCAATGACATTCGTTGTTGTGCTTCTTTTAATTGCATCGACGCTTCGGAAAATTCTTTATAATCTTCGTGCATTCTTTTGTTTTCTTTTTTAAGTGCTTGATTAGAAAACCAATCATCGCCTTCGGTCATGATTCTATCAGCACTTTCTACGATTGTTTTAACACGTTCAACAATTTCATCAATATCACCTTTACCATATACTGAATCTCCCATTGCTGAAAAATTAGCAACTGCTTCTTTAAATGCTTGTTTTTCTTGCGGAGACATTGGTGCAGGCTGATCTTGCATTATGGTCTCTAAAATAAATTTTAAATTGGGCGTTCTCATTATATTATCCTACATTTACCATCTTCACATAAAATTGATGTAATGATGTCGTTTACTTTTGCGTATTTGTTTGTTGTTATATTTTTATTTGTTGATTCATTCATGTGCGTAGGCCGCATAAAAGCTCCATGGGTTGATGGATTAGATACGAAATCCCAACATATCAATTCAAAATCTTCTTGAACCTCTACGACCCCTTCATTACGTAATTCTTTAACAGAACCCAATCCGCGTGATGAAATGCCCAATGTAATACCTGCTCTAAAAAGTTCTTTAAGAATTTTACCGGATGGCGTATCTAATATTTGTACAGCTCCGTGCAAATCATCGCCACCCCACCATATTTTTAAAACGTTGTGAGAAACGTTATTTAAGTTTACAACTGATGATTCTGGATGATCTAGTTCACCTAACGCTCTATGTTGGTCAATATATTCTTGTTGATATCGTCGACATTCTCTTTCTAAAATAGGTTTTGGATAAACTCGACCATTTTGATTTTTAGCGCCCGCTCGTTGCAAAACTCCTTGTACAACAAAACCACCAGGTATTCCATATGCAGCACCACTTGATTCAGTTAATGACCCAACAGGTTTAAATGGCATATATTCTACTATTAGTTGTTTTGACATTTTACTCTCCTAATGCTCTTACTCGCTCTGAAATTTTAATTAATCGTTCTGAAATTTTATTTAATGCTTTATCAACTGCAGGTCCATATCCATTTCTAGCAACGCCAGATTCGGTTTTTAATTTACTTGCATAATTAACTGTTTGTTCAATTTCTTGAAGTTTTTTTGCAACTTCTTTTATTGTATGTTTAATTTTTGATTCTGGAGTAATTTTTCCATCACCTGTTGCAAATGTTCGATATGATTCGATTATTGATTCATATTTACGATCCATTGTTTCAGCTACCGTCATTCCACCTGCAGTTACCGTAGAACGTTTTGCCTTTCCAACCCAATTTGGTGTAGTAACTGGAGCAACAGCAGCCGTTACATTTTGTTCTTCCAATTCTTCTTCATCTTGTAGAATTGCTTTTTTACGGGTATCTCTTCGATTTTTTAAATAACGATCTGATTTATCCGAGTCACCATCATTATCAATATCATCATCTTCATGACCTA